CGATAAATGCAGAAATGTATGTACCTGCGGGGATTGCTGCGGTTGTTGGTGTTGTTGCTGGGAGGACAGGAGGGACAATGCCTGTTCCGCTAATGAATGAACCAACACTCAATGTTCCACCTGTGATGTTTGTTACTGTCAATACTGAACCTGGCTTAGTAGAATCATATGTTCCCAAACCTGTACCATCATCAATGAAACCTGTTATTGACTGAACTTCAGTACTAGTAGAGAAAACAATCACTCCAGGTTGAACTGGCGAGGTAGTGGTAATTGGGGCCACTGTACCCTGAAGGGCAGGGATACTCTTTTGCCATTCAGTACTACCAACTCTTACCCATGTATTGTATAGAGTGTTATTTGTATCTGGTAGACCAGCGCCTGCCTTGTACCAGTATGTTTGATAGGAATCTACTTGGCCATATTTTGTAGTCAAGTTGATAGCGTAGTCGCCGATATTACCGATAGTGTCTTTAGGCACTCCGGCACCAGTCAAATCATCGGTGCTAGTGATCGTGATCATCGGCAATTTATTAGTGAATGTACCGGTTACACGGTTGAATTCAAAAATGCCCCATGTACTGGAAGTGGTGTTCAACCAGTATTGACCATCGTCTGGAGGAGATGATGGGCGGCCTGTTTTGCCGACGATTTCTGCCAAATCAATGTCAGCACGGATTACATATGCTAGGTTAGTACTGCCTAGAGTACTGTATGCTGCCAATAGACCGTATTCGTTTAATTCATAACCATGAATAGGTGTTCCATTGGTGGTTTTGTAAAAGAATGGGTTACCAAAATAGGTAACCAAATCTCGTTGACTTGTAATTTGATATAGTTTGTTAGCGTTAGCAGATGTAGTGCCTACAGCGATACCTGTTCCGGCAGCGTTGGATTTGTTCTTAGCTGTGGCTAGAACAATTAGCGGCACTGAATTTGGGGCGGCTGGTAGGTACTGACTTTCATCAATGATCGTTACTTGTGTACCTGGTGAGTTTAGGGCCATTTTCTTTTTCCTTTTTCTAAAAATATTGTGAGTGTTATTCACTACAGTTATTTATCAAATAAGTAAAAAAATAGCGCTAAACTTGACCCCTGTCAGTCTATAACTTTGTTGATTCTATCATACAATTGAAGAAGATCACCGTTGTTGTCAATTTGATGATCGTATTCTAGACCTACAGAACTGTACTCACTAGCATGAACGCCTGAATCATTTAGTTCTGCCAATAATAGTTCGTGTAATTCAGCACCTTTGTTGTACTGAACGGCAGTATCATACCACGATGGATTGGGTCCTCTGTTCACTCTCATGGTGATGCCACCTACTCGTTTGATGGCGGTCAACTCATTCCTGAATCTACAGTCAGTGATAACTATGTCATCTTGAGCGGTTCTAAGTTTGTTTTCTACTGACGCTATCCAAATATCATCATGAAAGTGATTTCTGAGTACCTCAGTGCCCCATTGTTGAAGTATATGCCGTGGTGTCAGATTGGGCATGTTCAGTCGTTCTGCCCACCATGGATCAACTTGTTCACGCCACTCTCGGCTGCTTTTTGTACTGCCCTCTAACATCTCTCTGTCCCAACCAAATACTGATGAAACAGCATCCTTGAGTGACGAGGCAAAACTCAGTCGTTTGAATCCGTGAAATGTACAAAGATAGTCAGCAACCGTGTCCTTGCCACTGCCTATTAGACCTGCCACGGCTATTATTCTTCCCATAAAAACTCCTTATAAACTATTATACTCTAAAGTATAAGTTTGTAAATAGGAAGTTTATCCAATTACCCAAGTTAGAGGTTGACCGCCAGTAGTATAATTCTTGAGTTCAATTAAGAGGTCTTCAAACATTTTGTTGCCCTCTGTCTTCATGGCGGTTCCATTGAGGGAAGTGCCGCCACCTGGACCAGCGATTGTCCCGAACTTTTCGCGGGCTTCGCCCACGATAAGTTTACATTGAGCCAGTGTCCATGAACTGATCCAGTTAGCGATGACCATATCTTGTAGTAACATAATCTCTGGCTTCAAGTTGTCTGTCCATAGAAGAATCTGTTCACCACTGCCTTTGAAGTCACGAACGAACTTGATTTCTTTAGTCACTGGGTTGAATGTATAGATAACATAACCACCGAACATTCTGGCGGCAAGTTCAATGTATCCAGCATATAGGTCATATGTTGCCAGACCGCCAGAATGGTTGTAATTCAACAAGTATGTGTTCATGATGGCACTACTGAATGGGTCGAATGCTGTTGAACCAGGTCCAGTTTCCAAACCTATTGTTCTACGGAACGCTTGTTTGACTGAGATTACTTCTTGAGGTAGGATATACGAGTTCTGATTCTTTTCAACGGTTAGAACATTATATGATTCTTCATAGGCGTTTGCCGAGCGTTGTCTATAGGTAGCTACGGCGTACTGATAGGAGGCCTCGTAATGTTCTGGGTCAAGTTCAATGTCAATGATGCCTCCGCCTAAGCGTAGTTCAATGTTCTTGAACATTTTCTGTTTCAACTCATCTAAATTTGCCATAAAAAAATACCCTAGTGTTAGTAGGGTATTTATCTGTTTAGAAGAATCGTCTGATGAACTTAGGCAATCTTGGAACTTTGATTGCCGGTAATTTATGGAGCCCTGTCGTATTCTTAGTGATCAAAGACTTCATCTCTATGAGGTCTTTGTCTAAGTGGTCAGGGTCACCATCATGAATTGCCCTTCTCATTGAACTAGAAATGTCCAATTCAATTGAGTAGCCACTGTCGGCATGATAGATCAGTTTACTCACAGGTCGCCTGCCTTACGGTTCTCCGAGTAGTGAGCATCAAATGATCCACCTGGGTAGCGGGCCTCCAGCTTCTTGACATTCTCAGCGATCACATCGTTAGGCTCTAGGTTCAGGGCACGACAAGCATTGATCCAGTACCACATTACGTCACCCAATTCACGCTTCATGTGGAACACATTGTCAGCGGTCAGTGGTTTGCCTTGGAACAGGATTTTCTTTGGAATCTCAATGAACTCACCACTCTCTGCTGCCAGTCCGAAGCAGGCAGTGATTAGGAGTGGGACATTGATGTCGGGACCATGTTCCATTACCCCAGTTTCAGCATTGAGTTCATAGTTGGCATCAAGTTGATCCATCCGATTGATGAACGATGTTAGATCATTACTAGCTTCACTAGTAACGGCTTCTACGAAGTCTTGATATTTTGTTAGGTCGATTTGTTTTGTCATTTAGTTTCCTTTGTTATTGACATTTTAGTAAAGCATTGTTGATGCCTGTATTTTATTCTTGCCCACTAATCAATCTAGTGAATGCTCCGTTATTACTGTATGTAGGTTCCCAGTCTATGATGGTAATAATTTCATTCCTTTTGATCATGTCATTTGTAGATGCTATTTTCTTTTTGATTCTTTTGTTGATTTCAAAATACTCCAGCATGTCAGGAACAGAAAGTTTCCCACTCTTTACTTTCTTCCCTATTATGTTTGTCTTGACCCTGTCGCAACAAGCACACAATGTTTGCCAGTTTGACGCATTGTTATTATTGCGATTCTCGTCAATGTGGTCCACTCCGAGCATAACTGAATCTTGAATCACAGTCGTACATGTAAATCCTAGTCTGCCATCTATGTTTTCACAATAAGGTACAACATATTTGTAGTTTTTGTATGAGTCTTTTCCAGACATGTTAAGATGCTTGGCGCATTCTAATCTAAATCCACCATTATCTTTACCTTGATTACGGGCAACATTATTACACCCCGGAATTACACATAATGGGTTATCACTATCATTCCATCTTCTTGGATTTACAGCATCTGATCCATCATTGAACACGAACAAATTAGTAGGAAATCTCAGAATATTTTCTTTTTTTGCCATTTTACCATGCTTTCAAAATAATCATATCATCATTGAAACGGCCGTTTGGTGTGGTTGATACCGCTTTGATATCGTTGAAGAATTTACGAGCGGCTGGTTTACTGCCCATAATCTCTTTGAGTTGTTCTGCCGGCTTACGAAGTGTCTTGATTTCGCTCTTGGCGTTGTCAAACCCTAACAGTGTATTGCCCTTGACAGTGAATGTCTTAGAATATTCGTCGGCAAGGTAGTGATGAAGTTTACGCTTACCTGAGTCATAAATCCAGGCTTCACTAGCGCCGTGAAGTTTTGTAGGCGAGATACTTTCAAGTTTTAGTTTGGCGGCAGCATCTTCAAAAACCTTCATATATTTTAGATTCTTGACGATTTTCTCAACTGGAACTGTCTTACGGGCACGAGGTTTGGCAGTTGCCTTCTTGACTGTTGAGTAGCTATTCAAGTCCTTGATGATTGCTTCACAGAACTTGATGATTTGTTTGATTTGAGTCTTGGTATAATGACCATAAGCCTCTTGAAGTTGCTTGTCCTTAGTGTCCAAGACTTCAGTGAACTCTTTTACCTTCTTTTGCCAGACTTCGACCAACATAGAGATATGTTGAGGCAGAATATTACGCTCCGACAACACGCCAATCACTCGGCCGTTGATGTCCAGTTTCTGATCCGCTTCCAAGAATTCGTCAAAAATGCCCTCAAACTCGCCGCCAGCTTCACGGGCACGATCCCTCATGATTTCTTGTACATTTGGGCGAGTGGCGACTGGCTTTTCTTCTACTACCTTGGTAATATCTTCTGGCTTAGACAGGCTAGTGATCAATCGCTGAATCTCAGCCTCAATCCGACCAGATTCAATCTCAGTGAGTTCCAAACCACGCATACTCAGCCTGGCCAACCAAGCGTATGTAGTCATGATTTCTTTTTCATCAAGGCGCTGTAGCTGTTTTGCTTCTACCTTACGATCATTGTATTCAAGATACTGAATAAAGATTTCTTTAGCTTGTTTAGCGCCATAGAAACGACTGTACCAGTTGAAGGAAATCATAAATGCGATTTGCCGACGGTCAGGGTCAGGCTGAACAGCAAACAATGGTTCACTGCCCATGTATTTTATATCAAGGTCCGACGGTTTGAATTCCTTGACGATGACTCGTTCCTTAGGAAGTACTGCTTTAGTAGTCGTTTTTGATGGTTTAGTGGATTTTGTTGCCATTTTTGAAGTTATCTGTTGGTGATAGGCTCAATTATATCACTATTGGTATTTCTTGTCAACTCTATTTGGATATACCACTGATAAATACCAGAACGAGAACCCAGAATGCCAAGACTATCCTTATACCATCCTCAAAAATCCAACAACTATCGCTACATTGACAGAATCGTCAAGGAGCAATATGAAGTTGGCGGCACTGATTTATTGATTCACAAGTATGTTGGCACGCCCACTACTGCTACAGGGGCCGCTGTCACTCCTTCAGCCAGTGTCATTCAAGACTTATTATTTTTAGAAACTAGAGACCGTACATACGATGCTCACATCTATCGGTTGAGAGGTCACTACAATGTTCAAAACTTAGACTTTGACTTGAGTCAGTTTGGTCTATTCCTAAACAATGACACTATCTTTATCACTGTTCACTACAATGACATGATTGATATCATAGGTAGAAAATTGATGGTGGGTGATGTTTTTGAGTTGCCACACTTGACTGATTATCATCCTTTAGATGATACAATCCCTGTAGGCCTTCGTAGATATTATCAAATTACAGATGCGAACTATGCCAGTGAAGGATTTTCACAGACATGGTTCGCTCACCTATGGCGAATCAAGTGTGAACCACTGGTCAACTCACAACAGTTTGCCGAGATTCTGAATCAACCAATGAACAAAGACAATTATATTGGCCACTATGATCCAACAAAAAGTTATGTGCCTGGCTATACTGTCACATCCGGTGGAAAAGTGTACACTCCAATAAAAGATGTACCAGTGGGAGTTGATCCACCTGATCCAGAATATTGGAAAGTGGATGAGAATCCTACTGATGCTAGTGTAATTGACACTTACCAAAAGAATCTGGATATCAATGATGCTGTGATTGCTGAAGCACTGAAGAATGTTCCTAAGTCAGGCTATGACACTAGTAACCTGTATGTTGTGCCGACATTTTTGGATAATCATCCGGCGCCACCAATTGCTATCACTAGTCCCGCTAATGGTGGACCGCCACTAGGGCAGGGCAGCCTAATAGCGTATAGATCGCCTCGTTATACTACTGCCGGTTATGCTATCAGACTAAATCATAATACCAGATACCAAGTTCGTCCGGGTATGAGGGTGATTCTTGGTACCGGATTCGTCAGAACAGTAAACACTGATACAAACAGCGGTAGAGTAACTCCAGATTTGGTCTTGACGGCTACTATCGGCACAACCAGTAACACTGGTCCTTATGGTACAGCGGACAATACCTATTCTACGGCTGATCAATATCCTAAATTCACTGTAACTGCTACAGCAACTGCCTTAAATAGTAGTGTTGTGAAGGTTATGGCATGGTCAGATGATTTGGTTGTTGGATTAGAATTGAATGCACTTCTTTACGGCAGTAATGGTACACTAAACAAAGTTTGGCCAGTTGGCACTACGATTACTGCCATAGACAAAGCCAACTTGTCGTTCACTACTAGTAATCCGGCTATCACTGGCATGGTCTCGGGTACTAGAGTTGAGGTTGCCTCTAACTTCACTGGTAGTATCAGTAGCGTCATGGATTATCGTGCCGACTGTGATCCTAGATTCCAGTTCATTAAGAGAGCTAGCCCAAGATCATTCGGTTATCTCAATGGTTACCTAACAGGCGATGGTACTGCTCCGAATGGTGAACCAGCAGGTAGTGGTGACACATTCCCCGCCGCTCCAGTAGTCGGTGATTACTTCCTCAGAACAGATTACTTACCACAACGAATGTTTAGATGGGATGGCCGTGTATGGCGTGAAATCAGTCGTAATGTTCGTACCAGATTGGGTATTCATACTGATTCTGCCACTCAATTGGCAAGTTTCGTGAATGAATCTGGCAGAACTAATGACTCAACTGGCGGTACAGTACCAACAAGACAGTCGCTATCTACTGCCTTGAGAATAAAGCCTGACTGATATCTATTCGGATGGACCCAATAGTTGCCATCCGAATTTTATTTTCCTTGGGTCACCCTTCATCTCTTGAACAGTTTGATTACTGTATATCGTCAGTGGCGCGATGTATTGTTTAGTGAAATCTCGTCTACCCATTGAAAGGATAAACCCAGATCCCACATTTAGCCAATCATAGATCGTCTTGTCGTAACCCGGACGATTGTTCAACCATTTTTGAGATTTCTTAGTTCCAGTCTGCCGTTTACTCTTCGCTTCATTCTGTTCTGGTGATCTTTTTTGTCCAGTTATTTTATCAATAATTTTTGCCTGTACTTCTGGTGACTGTCTTCCGCCATCTAGGCCGTCTTCTGGCTTTTGATTTGCCCACACATTGGACTCAACTATCCAATTCTCTTCTGAAAAGTTCATTGCCACCTTCTGTATTTCATATGGGTCATTGTACCAATCACTAACCCACAGAGTCTTGATATTGTCTTTGCCGTATTTTTTGATTCTCTTTCCCCATACTACACCCGACCCAGTGTAAGTCATGATATCTTTCCTACTGGTCTTGCCGAAATATTT